TTATGCTTGCTTTTGGGCAGGTTTAAACTCCTTAATCAATGCGTCAATACTGATTATTTTATTTGATTTGCGTTTCGGTAGTGATTCGACATAGTGTGTGTAGATGTCGAGAGTAGTTGACGGCTTAGCGTGTCCGAGTTGTTTTTGCACATAGTGTAGTTCGTGTCCTGTGTAGAGCAGATTTGTGGCGCAGGTATGACGGAGCGAATGAGCCGTAAATCTATCAATCACAAACGGTACACCTTTAGGGTCATACTTACTTTTAGGCTGCCTTTCATAGTCCGAAAAATCGCCGTACTTAATATTAAGGTCTGCCATATAGCTGTTCCATAATCGCCGCCACGCTGTATCACTCATCAGAGTACCTTTTGTGGAAGTCACAACAAAATCATCGGGTTTATGCTCAGGTTGCTTTTTCAGAAAGTCAATAAGAATTTTCGGAACATCTGTAACAGTACGCACTCCCGAAATAGTTTTTGCTCCTTGCTCAATATGCGCCTTGCCTTTGGTCACAAGTTTCTGATGAACATCTATTGTTCGTTCGGTTAGGTTTATATCTCGCCATTGCAAGCCGAGGCATTCGCCCAGTCGCAAACCTGCAAACATCATTATCATCGCAGGTAACTGTGCACGGTGTTCTGTTGATACCACCCACAATTGTTCCTGTGCGGTCAATGCTCGTCGTTCTGAGGTTTTTGCGTCACGGGGTATCTCTATGTATTGTGCAGGTGAAAATTCGATTACACGGTTTTCTATGGCATAATTGAACACCTGCCTTACTGCACCACGCCAATCACGCAAAGTCTTTTTTGCGGTCGGCTTGCCTGTGTGTGAATTGCAAGCGTATTCGTCAAGAATTATCTGCTGAAAGTCGGATTTGACAAGTTTATTAATCGGTCGGTCATTCAGGGCAGAGAAGTGGCTTAGATAAATTGAATAAGTTTTGTACTGTCCCTCGGAAAGTATGGATTTTTTGTAGGCAAGCCATAGATTGACAAGTTTGCCCCATTTCATACTTGAATTGAGTACATCAAGTCCTTTCCCAATTTGCAACTTGATAAGCTGTGCTTTTTCTTCAACTTCCTTAACAGAATAGCCGTTGACGGTTTTGTATTTGCGTTTGCCGTCCTCGTCTTTGCCAAGATATACAGACTTTTGATAGCGTCCGTCTGCACGCTTTTTAAGTTTTGTTTTTGCCATAATATACACTCCTTTTGCTTAAAAAAGGGTGCAAAAATCCCTTGATATTCAAAACTTGAAAAATTCAGGGGAGTGTGATACAATTATTTTGCATTAAACTGCATCATCTGCACCCTGTGTAGGTGATTCCGCTCTGTTCGAGGACCCGTCGAGCAGGGCGGATTTTTTTATTTTATAGTTTATTCAGAAACTTTTGCCTCACCTTGTTTGAGCTGTTTAGCTATTTTTACAAAATTAAGCATAGGTAATATAATCTGACCTGACGCAAAAGATAAAGATGTCATATTTATTATATGGGAACGAGCTATTGAATACAGAGATGAATTACCGTTAAGGAACAACATCTGTTCAAACATTTCTTTGTTGTCACCGTCGAATTTGAAGATACCTTCGACAACAATTGAAAATTCTATCTTCTTATTTGATTTTTTGCTTTTTGTTATTGAATGGATCCTAAGTTGTAAAACACCGACATAGGCGTCGTCACGCTTTTCAACAGCGTTTCCAACATTGCCTAATTCTAATGATGTTTCGGTATCTTCTTTTGACGGAAGAATTGCAAAGTCATTGTTTACGGTTAATTCAGGCACCCTTGTGTTTAATAATTGTAATGTAGCTAATGAATCTCTTATATCCATAATTATTAACCTGCCATTTCTAAAAGAGATAAATATTTAAAGTCATTTAAATCAATCTTTGATAACTTTGAATCATCTGACTTATCTAATTCAAAACTAATATCTTGAATATTGTCCATTATATTGTCTTTAAATATTTCAAAATTACAGTCCAAATCCAGCTTTTCTAATATGTTGCAAATGCTTTCAACGGTAAAATTATATTCACCGCTTTCCCATTTTGAAACCATTCCTTGTGTAACGCCCATAAACTTAGCAAATTCTTTCTGTGTCATATCTCTGTTACATCTTTCAATTGTAATTTTTGATGATATGTCAGAAATAATGTAAGAAGCCTTAATCTGAGCTTTAGATAAACTGCCGGCAAAGGTTTGAATAAAATCAGTCATAGTTTTTGTGTTTTTCATTTTTTACTCTCCTTATATCGTTCCAATGCTATTGGTATTGCGCTGTTGTAATCCGTTATTCGTTTTCCTCCTTTTTCATAAAAGCCATACAACAGTATTGTTCCGTTTTTGTCTATTGAATATAATATCCTTATGTTCATTCTCAATTTTATTTTCATGGAGTATAAGTTGCTGTGTCCTTTCAGACTTTCAAAGAGGTTTGACATCTTTATTGGTGCCATATCCTTGTATTCATCTAATATGTTAAGAGTACGCCAAAATTTCTTTAAAAAGGATAACTCATTTCCTGATTCGTTAATTATTTCAGTAATATCAGAAATGCAATCATCGGAAAATCTGATGTTGCCGTATCTTTCATTCACTTGCTTTTTTAAATACACCTCATCCATAGTTATGCCCCTTATGAGTATAATATTACTTATAAGTAATAATTTCAAGATTTTTAAGATATTTTTTTGAAAAAAATTGATAAATCAAGCAAATTTTTTCATTATCTTCTAATAAATTGCTTGATTAAAGTATTGTTTTGCGTTGAGATTTTTGCTTATCTAAATTGCATTAGCCTCAAGTTCGTTATAAACAACAGGCTCATAATCATAAAAGTGTTCTGATTTAATATGTTTCAATTCGTGTTTTGTTGCTTTTTGCTGAACAGCATGACTTAATAAAATATTTATGTAAACATTGAAATTACCGTCTGAATCCACAACAGTAACACCTTTTACAGTCATTGGCAGTTCGATTCCTCTAATATAAATATCGCCCAATAATCATTCATCCTTTTGCAATGCCTCAATGATACGAACAGCTTTTTCAACATCTTCTTTTGTAGCACCTTTTGCAAGGCTGAACAGCATACGCATTTCACTTCTGTTTTTGAGTTCTTCAAGGTATTCCTGAAGCTCTATATCATCAGTAAGTTTTGATGTTGCGTGTTCTTCCGTTAGATCCGATTTAAGTATTCCAAAATAATCTGCAAGCATTTGCATTTTATCTACTCGTGGATACTTCTTTGCATTTGCCCAGTCTGAAACTGTTGAGGCTGTGATTTTTAAGTCTGAAACAATATCAGCCTGAGTTTTATTATTTATGGCAAGATAATAATTGAAATTTTTAGCGAATATCTTTTTGTTCATTTCACTGTTATCTGTCATATTGAACACCTACCTTTTATTTATCTAAATCATACACTAAAAGCGTAAAAAAATCAAGATATTTTTAAAAATATTTCGTTTTTAGCTTGACATTACGCTTTTAGCGTGATATTATTAGAGCTGTAAGGAGGTGACGAAATGCTCAACACCAAAGTTAATTATCCTAAAATCACACTTGCGGCGGCAAGAGTAAATGCAGGATATTCGCAGAAAGAAGCCGCTTCAAGACTTAAAATCAATGAAAGAACTCTTCAAAACTACGAAAGTGGTGCTAATGTTCCTGACTGGGATATGGTTCATAAAATCGGTGAACTTTATGATTTCCCGATTGATTTTATTTTTTTTGGTTCTGAATTACGCTTAAAGCGTGATAAAGCTAATAACTAAACCAACACCCACACAATCAATAATACCACAATCGCAGTCCCATTAAACGGACTTTGCTGAAAAGAGGTGAAGAAAGACGGAAAAACCTGTATTTGTTGAAGTAAGTCAAAAAAAGATTGACGCTCTTTTATATACTGCAATGTTCAATGAAGTAAACAGACTTGACAATTGCAGAAATAAAAAAGAACGCCAGAGTATAAGAAATTTTATTATATCAGCTTATCAAAAATTGAAAGCAGATTAGTCGGAAGATTGTTGTCTAAAAACTTTTCAAGGAAATATCCTGCGGAAAAGTTAATAAGCCAAAACAAAATGTTAATGAGGACCGATAAAATCGTATTCGGATGTACATTAACCGAGTTTAAAGCATTTACAGGAGCAGTCAGCCAAAATACAGGATAAAAGTTTTGTCTTATTCTGTAGCTGTAAACGCCTATCGTATTGTTAAAAATTTTGGATATTTTATTGCTTGAATGCCTATCAGTCAAACAATTGGAAATGTAATCTTGATACATTTCTTTTACCGAATATCTTCTTTCGGTGCAAACTACATATTGTTGAGTGTTGGCTTTGCTAAATAAAACTCCAACAGGTCTTGAACATCTGTTTAGATGTTTGTAATTATTCTTGAAAAGATAGAAATAAAACTTGGTTGCACATAGTCTAAAAACATTTGTAAGCAATCTAAATACCCATACAACAAGTAAAATTTGCAATACAATTGCCACGCTTTGCACCCCCTTTCATAGTTAATCATAACATTTAAGGTCGTGTAAAGCAATAAAATATCGAAAAGCAGGTGAAGAAATGAAAAATAAAATGATAGGCAACTATTCAAATGAAGGAGTGCTTAATATATCGGCTACAAATTTGCAGGAGTTTGAAAGCCTTATAAAAAAGGCAAAAAAACAAGCTGACGAATTGCAGGATACAATCAATCAGCTTGAATTCTTCAATTTTAGTTTTAGGTTCTCAACGGATAATGATAATTAGTTTTTCTTTGTCATTTTTTCTGCGTGAATAGCAGAAATGTCAAAATCTATAAAAGAAACGATTGCATTTATAAATTCGATTAAGTCGTCAACATTGTATTCCTGTTGCTTCCTTTCGTAATGAGTTTCATCATTACCTATCCAAGCAGAAGCCACAGCTAAGTGTTTGATTTTACCATTGTCAATATAATTATTGATACATTGTGACAATGGAGCTTTTATTATTGCTTCTTTATCATCAGGGTGTAGAAAAATGGCATAATCTTTTACCAAAAATTCCAATGCTTTTCTGTAAGCCATTCCGGAAATATCATTCAAACGATACTGCTGTGAAGCATAAGCCTGATTGTAAATGCTACAAAAATCAGGTGATAAATCCTTGATATGCTTTGAAAATTCTCGTTCTTCAACATCATAAACCGGCTCAAATCCTCTTAGGTCAGTTATATCGTAATAACGACGTATATGATAATTACCTAAAAAGGTCTTTTCACAATTGTGACAGAAGAAATGAACAAAAAGATTTGGAGAAGTATGTTCATCGTCAATATAGTAGGAGCTTAAACACGAGGGGTCGCCAGATTTGTGACACATAGGACAGACTGACGGATATTCGATTTCAAGATTTTTCTTACTAAGGTTATCGTTCAATGATTCGCAGTTATAAATTGTCTTTTTGATAAGCAAAGACTCCTTTCATTATATAGTGTAATGAATTGCGGTTCATCACTACATATAGTATATCATAGAAAGTTGGTGAAATCAATGCACATTAATGAATTTGCTGAAATCTTGCTTAAAAGCAGAAAACAGAAAGGTCTTTCGCAAAGTGAGCTTGCTAAGAAATCGGGCTTTACCAAAAGAGCTATTCAGTATTGGGAGAAAGGAAAGAAGAGTATTTCTCTTGAAAATGCCGACAGGCTCTTAACGGCTTTGAGTGTAGAAATCAAGATAGGTAAAACAGAAATCAGGTGAGAAAATGGCAAAACTTAAACTTATTGACACAGTCGAAATCGTTTCAAACAAAATTACCAACGAAAATTAAGGAGGTGTACATATGCCGAGAGAAAGACCTATCATCAATTGGGATGAAGTGCCGGTGATAATTGATGTGCCGTATGTGGCACGGTTGCTTGCACTTAATGTTGATTACACAACACGGCTTGCACAAAGGGGCATTCTTCCTGCCCACAAAATCGGAAAGCTTTGGCGATTTGATAAGGAAGAAATCAGACAATACATAAAGGAGCATTAACAATGCGGTTAAGAAACTACCCGACACGCAGAAAACTGCTCAAAGATGTGGAAAACCTCAGAGCAGAGAACAGACATCTCAGCATTGAACTGAGAAACGCAAGAACAGATCTTGCACTCGAAAAGACAGCGTCAAGCGGTTATCGTCACGAGAACAGAGAGCTAAAGTGCAAGCTCAAAGCCCTTGAAACGCCTGAATCCGAAGCATTCAATTTTGAAGGTATGGGTGTTTCAAATGTCAACTGAAAAAGAAAAATCCGCTGAAGCTCTGCAAAGCCTCAACGGATAGTAAGGATATAAACAATATAACCGCTTTGATTATATCCTTTATTGATTAAAAAATCAAGAAGGAAGGTTGAAAAATGTCAGAAATAACAGTAAGCGAACAGCATAAGCAGGCAATTGAACTGCATCAGAAGATAATTGTCAGCGCTAACCTTGCACAGCAGAACATATGGGATATGTGCAACGGACTTAAAACAATGCGTGACAACAAGCTGTACAAGGAGCTTGGATATCAGAACTTTGAGGACTATTGCGAAACAGAGGTAGGTTTCAGCAGAATGCAGGCTCATAAGTATATTTCGATAATCGAAAATATAAACACTCAAAATGTAAACTCGAGTTTACATTTAGGTGTTACAAAACTTGCTTTGCTCGCTACCATAAGCGAACCCGAACAGGCTGAAATCGCCGAAAAACTTGACCTTGAAAACACAACGGTCAAGCAGTTAAAGGCAGAGATTGACAGGCTGAAGGGCGAAAAGCAGGAGGCAACCGACAAGAGCATTGACTATTGCAGACAGCTCAATAACGCTAAGAAAGACGCCGACTATTACAAACAGCAGGCGGACACTTCAAAAGAAAGCTATCGCAATATTGAAAATCAGCTTGCAGAGGAAAAGAACAAAAATTTCAAGCTGACGAATAAAGTTCAGGAGCTTGAAAACCGTCCTATTGAGGTTGCCGTTGCAGAGCCGAGCGACAATGAACGCAGACTTAATGAAACGATTAAGGCTTTGGAGAGGGAGAACATTAAACATTATGACGAACTCGAAGAAGAATACCGCAACAACGAAAAAATCGTCAGAAAACAGCTTGAGGATGAAAAGCAGGAGGCTCTTCGCAAGCAGAAAGAGGAGTACGAAGAAAGACTGCAAAATGTTCAGACTGCCGACGGTTCATCAGATGACAAGGATGTCTTTAAGGCATATTTTTCAATAGCATATGACAGCTTTGTCCGTATGCTCGATTTTGCCAAGCAATCACAGGACAAGGAATTTTTCAAGGGCAAGGTTGAACATCTTATCAATGCACTTGCCGTACAGAACACAAATCTTTAAGGAGAAACGAAAATGAAACTTTATGAGCTTACCGAGATGTACTCGGATTTATTTAATCAGTTTGACGCTATTAACGAATGGGAACCCGATACGAACGCAGACGGAATGCCGATTGATGATGACGGCAATATCATTGCCAATGTGGACGCATACCGCAACAAGATGTTGACAGCGTGGTTTGATACTCTCACGGGCATTGAGGGCGAATTTGACGAGAAAGCTGAGAGCATTGCAATCTACTACAAACAGCTTCTTGCCGAGGCTAAAATGCTTAAAGCCGAAAAGGCGGCAATTGCAAAAAGACAGTCACAAAAAGAAAAACAGGCGGAGAGCCTTAAAACCTATCTGTTTAAGTCAATGCAGGCGCTCGGCAGACAGAAGATTGATATGCCGAGAGCGGTTATGTCGCTTAAAAAGAACGCTCCGAGCCTTGTTATTGATGATGAAATTTCATTTGTTGAGTGGGCGGAGGAACACAATCTTGACCACCTTTTGAAGTACAGTATGCCCGAAGTGAAAAAGAATGATGTCAAGGCTCTCTGCAAAAAGGGCGAAGAAATCCCCTTCGTACATATGGAAGCCAAGCAGTCGTTAAGTATTAAGTGAGGTGTTATTTATGGGATTACCTATATTGGTTTTAGGATATTCAGGCAGCGGAAAATCTGCCTCTTTAAGAAATTTCAAAGCAAATGAACTTGCTCTTGTGAATGTAAACGGAAAATCACTCCCGTTTAGAACAAAATTCACTTCTTCAATCAATTCCGACAACTACATAGATATTGAGGACTTTATCAAAAAGCAGAAATGCAAGTCGATTGCAGTTGATGACGCACAGTATCTCATGGCTAACGAGTATATGAGAAGAGCCAAGGAAACAGGCTTTCAGAAGTTTACCGATATCGGTAAAAATTTTTGGGAGCTTGTGAAAGAGGTTGAAACTCTCCCGAATGACACGATTGTTTATTTTCTCAGCCATATTGAAACCGACGAAAACGGCAGACAGAAAGCTAAAACAATCGGCAAGTTGCTTGACGAAAAAATCTCGGTCGAGGGAATGTTTACCACGGTTTTAAAAACTGTTGTCGTTGACGGCAAGTATCTTTTTGCAACACAAACGGACGGTAACGATACCTGTAAAAGTCCGATAGGCTTGTTTGATTCAATGTACATATCAAATGACCTTAAAATTGTTGATGAAGCATTGAGAACATATTATTCAATGCAACCCGAACAGTATTGTGATGAGTGCAAAGCACCGATACTTTCGGACGGTAAACGCACCGTTAAACAGATCATTGACGGCACAACCAAAAATTACGGCAGACAGCTCTGTATGCAGTGTGTTGCAAGGCTGATAAAGCAGAAGAAACAGGAAAAGCAGAGAGAGGGTGCAGACAATGCAGCTTCGACCGTATCAGAATGACCTTGTTGAACAGGTAAGACAGGCTTGGCGAGAGGGTTACAAAGCTCCTTGCATAGTTCTCGGTTGCGGCGGCGGAAAATCCTGCATTGTTGCAGAAATTGCAAGACGAACAACTTGGAACGGAAAACGGGTGCTGTTCCTTGTTCACAGGAGAGAGCTTGTTGACCAAATATTCAGAACCTTTGTCCGCTGGGGTGTGCTTATGGATTTGTGCCAAATCGGTATGGTGCAGACCTTTACACGAAGATTGAAGAAACTGCCAAAACCCGCACTTATCATCACAGACGAAAATCATCACAGCCTTGCACAAAGCTACAAACGCATTTACGAACATTTTTCAGATGTTCCGAGGGTTGGCGTCACCGCAACACCTGTCCGATTAAACGGTGACGGATTAGGCGATGTCAACGACAAGCTCATAATCGGTGTGAGTACAAAATGGCTCATTGAGCATAACTGCCTTGCCCCGTATGATTACTATGCTCCGAGTGTTGCCGACCTTACAGGACTGCACACCAAAATGGGCGAATATGTCGCCTACGAGATAGAAAAAGCAATGACTAAAAATACAGTTTTCGGAGATGTAATCAAGTATTACAGACAGCTTGCAGACGGCAAAAAAGCGGTGTGCTATTGTTCAACTGTCAAACACAGTATGGCAACCGCACAGGCATTTTGCGAAGCGGGTATATCAGCAAGGCATATTGACGGAGCAACTCCGAAGGCACAGAGAGAACAGATTATAGCCGATTTCAGAAACGGCAAAATTACAATCCTCTGCAATGTGGATTTGATTTCAGAGGGCTTTGATGTTCCTGACTGCGAATGCACGATTCTGCTCCGACCTACTCACAGCCTTACGCTTTACATTCAGCAGTCAATGCGGTGTATGCGTTATAAGCCAAACAAAAGGGCTGTAATCATTGACCATGTGGGTAACTATGCAAGGCACGGAATGCCTGATGACGACCGAGAATGGACGCTTGAAAAACGCAAAAAGCTGAGTGTTAAAAAAATCGAAAAGGAGCAGGAGGAAAAGGTCAGACAATGTCCCGAATGTTTCTTTACATTTTCAGCACCGCCGGCAGGGCAGAAAGCCGTGTGTCCGCATTGCGGTTATGTATTCCCGACAGCCGAAAGGACCGTTGAAACCGATACCACCGCAAAGCTCATTAAGGTTGAGGGATTCAAGCTTGATTTCAGCACACCCGATGATTGCCACAGCTATGCGGACTTGCTTGCATACGCAAAAAGCCACGGCTACAAAACAGGCTGGGCATATTTTCAGGCACGAAAGAGAGGTATGATAGCTTGACAGAAGAACACGCAATTCAGAACAAAATCCGTATTGCAATTGCACCGTACTGCGATATTTTCCGTATAAATGTAGGTGCAGGCTTTACAAAGGACGGCAGATATTTCAATACGGGAGTTCCGCCCGGATTTTCGGATTTGTTCGGTGTCAGAAAATCAGACGGAAGAGCAGTCTTTATCGAGGTTAAAACTCCCAAGGGCAGACCTACCGAAAAACAGCAGAAATTTATACAGATGATGAAACTCAACGGCGCTGTTGCAGGAGTATGCAGAAGCGCCGATGAGGCAATAGAGTTAATAACAAAGGAGTAAAATTATGGGATTTAAAGCAAATTGGAGCGAGGCGGCACAGTCTAACTCACTCAAACCCGAGGGCGATTATGAGTGCCTTATCGCTAAGGTTGAGGAGAGAGTAACAAAGAATGGCAAAGAAAATCTGAACATCTCAATGGTAATCAGAAATGATGTTGAGCAGAACTATAAAAACGGATATATATTTGATACATTGTGGAAGAAGAAAGAGCCTACAAACGCAGACTTGCAGGTCAAGGGATACAGCTATGGTCAGATTATGGCACTCGGCAAGGCGGCAGGACTTCCCGATGGCAAGGAGTACGACAGCCTTGAGCAGTTCTGCGGTGAGCTTGTCAATAAGCCGTTGCGTGTAACTATAAAGCACGAAGAATACAACGGAAAAACACAGGAGCGAGTAAGCTGGAGAAATCCTACAAAATATCCGACTGTAAAGCATATTCCAAAGCAGACGACAACCAATACAGCTACAGCCTATGCACAGCCACAGCAGAGTTATGCACCTGCACAGACAGCAAATCAAGGCTTTGTTGATATGCCGATTGACGATGATTTGCCGTTCTGATTTTAAAGAAATTCTTCGGGAATTGCATAAAACAGTGCAGTTTTCACCGTGTTTTTCCTTATATATGGAGGTGAAAAAATGGGCTTTACAAATTTAAACCCAAATAAAAATAAATATTTTGCAGTTCCCGAGGAATTGAAAGGTTACAAAAACTGGGTGTGCTGGCAGTCATATCCCGATCCGAAATCGCACAGCGGAATTTCAAAGAAACCGATAAATCCAAGAACGGGTGGCTTTGCAATGCCGAATAACTCGGACACTTGGTCGGACTTTGAAACGGCAGTCAGAGAATCCGCCAAATATTCGGGTATAGGCTTTATGTTCTCAAATTCACCGTTTTTCGGTGTTGACCTTGACGATATGCCGAATGACATTCAGGACTACCAAAACGGCGGAGCTGACAACATAATCAGCGAGTTTGTGAACACTCTGCAGAGCTATACCGAATTTTCGCAGAGCAAGACAGGTGTTCACATAATCTGCAAGGGAACTCTTCCCGAGGGCAGAAGAAAGGCGAAGAATGATTCGGGCGGTTTTGAAATGTACGAAAACGGCAGGTTCTTCGTTGTGACAGGTGATTACTGCTCTGCATATGCGTACATAAACGATTGCACCGAAAGCATAAAACCGTTGCATTCAAAGTATCTCGGCAAGGCAACAGAGCCACAGCCTAAGCTCCGTAACATTGAGGTTAATCTCAATACGGTTGACGATATTGTAAAAGCTGCCTGCAATGCCAAAAACGGCAATCTTTTCAGAGCCTTATACAGCGGTGATTTTTCGGCTTATGCGTCACAGAGCGAGGCGGATATGGCATTCTGCAATATGCTTGCGTTTTGGTGCGGTTGCGATACCGACAAAATGGATTCGATTTTCAGACAATCAGGATTGATGCGTGACAAGTGGGACAGAAAACAGTCGGGTACAACCTACGGCATTATAACCCTGCAAAAGGCTGTGTCGGGCTGTACGCAGACCTATAACCCAAAACAGCATAACGATTATTCAATTTCAATCGGTGAGGGCAAGGCTGTTCAAGCGGTTGACGAAGAAAAAATGCGTGCCTACACCTTTGACGATATGGGCAATGCTGACAGGTTTGTTGATTTATTCGGCGATAGCGTAAGGTATTGCTACACCGAGAAAAAATGGTACTACTACAATTCTATGAAGTGGTGTGTTGACAATATCGGAGTTGTGTTAAGAATGGCAGACAAGAGCGTTGAGGCTATGAAAGCCGAGGCAAAGCTATACTTGCAGGCTGATGAGGAAAGCGGCGGAGATATGTCGAAAGCATTTGAAAAGCATATGAAAGCAAGCCGTTCCAACAAGTCAAAAAAAGCAATGCTCAACGAGGTTGAACACCATATCCCCGTGCTTCCGGCACAAATGGATAAATATCGCATGGCATTAAATACCCCAAGCGGAATTATTAACCTTAAAAACGGCGAAGTAAGGGCACACAATCCCGAATATTATTTTACAAAGATAACTTCGGTTGACTGCTCTCAAACGGCAGAGTGTCCCCGTTGGCTTGCATTTCTTGATGATATTTTTGCAGGCGATAAGGAGCTTATTCGTTACATTCAAAAGGCGGTCGGTTACAGTCTGACAGGCTCAACAGCCGAGCAATGCGCATTCTTCCTTTACGGCACGGGACGAAACGGCAAGAGTACATTCATTGATGTTATCCGTGATGTATTCGGCGATTATGCCGCAAACATTCAGCCTGAAACAATTATGGTAAGAAACTCGCAGAGCAGTGCCATAAACAGCGACATTGCACGGTTAAAGGGCGCAAGGCTTGTCACCTCGGTTGAGCCGAATGAGGGCGTGCGAATTAATGAGGGACTTCTCAAACAGCTTACGGGTGACGATACCGTAACGGCAAGAAAGCTGTACAGCGAGGAATTTGAGTTCAAGCCCGAGTTCAAGCTGTGGATGGCAACAAACCATAAACCAATCATTAGAGGCACTGACACGGGCATATGGCGAAGAATACATATGATACCGTTCAATGTTCAGATTCCCGAGGATAAGGTTGATAAGAACCTTACGCATAAGCTCAAAGCCGAAATGACCGCAATTTTCAAATGGTGTATCGACGGCTGTATTCTGTGGCAGAAGGAGGGCTTGAAAATGCCGTCTGCCGTTCTTCAAAGCGTGAGAGAGTACAAGCGTGAAATGGATGTTATTTCCGCCTTTATCGAGGACAGATGTGTGTTAGAGGGTTCGGTTCAGGCAAGCACGCTCTATGCCGCCTATACAAGCTGGGCAGGGGATAACAACGAATATTGTATGTCAAACACCAAATTCAGCACCGAACTTGCCAAACGATTTGAAAAAGTAAAGGGAAGAAATTTCAATTATTTCAACGGAATTTCAATTTATAAAGATTGTTAGTGTGGTAGCTTGAGGAGGGTTTACGGGTTTTTCTAACCTTTCGTATAAGAAAAATAAACTAATATTATATATATAGAAAGGGTTCTTTAAAATCGCACCAAACCCACCACAAGCCTCCGCAGGAGGTAATATGAAAAAATATGATTTTAACAATCCACAGGTGTTTGAACAGCTTGAAGATAAAGCAATTGACGGCCAGCTTGATTACTCATCCTTTCCGCCGCCCGAATATAAATACTTTTCAAGGCTTGCAAAGGTCGGCTACAACAACCGTCATAAAGGCTGGGACATAAACATCTGCCTTGAATGGCAGGACAAGCTCAGAACGGAGTATAAGCGTGACAGAAACGACGCAGACGAATACCGTATGCTCTTACAAAGAATTATGGATAATGTAAAGAAAAGCGCCGACTTCGTCCGTAAGATGTATCAGTCCCAAACCAACGAGCAAACTGTAATCAATGCCCTCCAAGCCTTAGAATGCCTAACCAACGAAAACGGCTTAACCAAAAGAATAACCGAAAAATTAAAGGAGAGTGATAGAAATGAAACTCAGACAGGAAATCAATAACACCCGTGATATGATTGACGGTGAACTCAATCGCATTATGGTCACAGATGATATAGAAGAGATAAGAGGGTTGACATATTATTTATTCTGCAACATAAATGACCTTATCCGCAAGAACCAACAAAGAATTGCCAAATCGTTGAGAGGTGAAGAAAATGATTGATTGTTCAAAAACAGAGAATTATTTCGCTGAAAAGCGAAGAATGACGAAAAGAATAAAGAACGGACTGTGTAAAATTAAGTGTAGCAACTGTCCTTTGTGTAGTAATAACAACGGTGAAGGTTTATCGTGTCCAACCTTTGAAATGTATTATCCCGAAAAAGCAATCGAAGTTGTTCAGAAGTGGAGCGATGAGCATCCGCAAAAGACATTTGTTACGGAGTTCTTGAAGAACTATCCGAACGCAGAGCTTGATCACGGAGTACCAAAGGTTTGCCTAAAAAAATTAGGAACTGTTCCGGGTTGTGCAAAAACAAAAAAAGATGACTTGTATATTAGCTGTTATAGGTGTTGGAATCAGCCTATTCCTATTGAGGAAAGTGAGGTAGAAGAATGAAAATTGAAGAATTAAAACAGCATATAGAAGAATGTGTAGAACTCTTATCCAAAAAGCAAAAACAAGTATATGACAGCAAAAAGCGAAGAGGAAAAGACTTTTATATATTTGAAGGAATGATAACTGCATACGCAAGGGTAGGTCATTTTCTTGAAAATTTGGAGGAGTGATATAGATTGACGGTTAAAGATTATTTATATTCGGTCAGGGTTTCGGATAAGCTGATCAGAACGAAAGAACACGAGCTGTCGAAACTTAGGCTGAATATTGCACAGGTATCGGTTAAGCAGAACGAGCCTGTTAAGACATCAGGAGTGAATGACCCTATGCGGATTGTGGACAGGATTGCAGACCTTCAGACTGAAATCAATCGGGAAATTGACAATCTTGTGCGGTTGAAAACTGAAATCCGCAGTAAAATCAACGCACTTGACGATTACCGTTACATTGCAATTTTGACCGAGTATTACATAAATTGTCAGAGGTGGGAGGATATTGCCGAGAGTATGGAAATGAGCGTAAGGCATACTCTGAGATTGCACGGCGAAGCGTTACAGGCGTTCCGAAAAAAGTTCGATTTCTCGTAAAATTATTTTGGAATGTCATTGAATGTCACCCTCACCCTGCGTATAATGGTATTATGAAAGTTTGACAAACAGGACATATGTAGAACTCTCCTAAGATAAAAATTGCACAGACCGCTCATAGTTCCAGCTGTGGGCGGTTTTGTGTTGTGAGGGAAAAGAAAGGGCGGTGATACCGTGAAAGACAAATTAAATGCAAGGCAGAGGAAGTTTGCGGAATATTATGCGCAGAGCGGTAACACCGTTCAGAGTGCGATACAGGCAGGATATTCAGAAAATTACGCAAACGCAAGAGCATATGAATTGTTGGAGAATGTTGGAGTTTCAAAATACATCAAGGAGCTTTCCGATAAGCTCAAGGACGAGCGCATTATGAGTGCAAAGGACAGACAGGTTGCTTTGTCCGACATTGCAAGGAATGACGGGCAGGACACCTCCGACAGAATCAGGGCGATTGACACACTCAACAAGATGACGGGCGAATACACCGTTAAGGTTGACGCAAAGGTTGAGCAGTCCGAAAAGCTATCCGATGTGTTCAGACAGTTGGGCGGTGAGGGGCTGAGTGAGTAGCTTTCCTTTGTCGCAAAAATACATTGACTTTATCAACACAACAAATGTGTCGGCTGAATTTCTTGAAGGCACTACAGCCTCAGGAAAAACAACAGTCGGAGCAGGCGTTAAGTTTATGCGAATGGTGTCGCAGTCGCCGAAGAAGCTTCACGCAATTGCCGCCAAAACTACGGGCAAGGCTGAGGAAACTATAATTCAACAGGACAACGGCATTCTCGACTTGCACCGCAACGCTGTCTATTGTGGTAACGGCGACAAGGATTACAAGTTGCCGCATATCAAGTTTGAGGGCAAAATCATCTATATTCTCGGTTACAGCAGTCGGGATAAATGGGAAATGGTTCTCGGTGCGCAGTTTGGGTGCGTGTATATTGACGAAATCAATACCGCTGATATCGAGTTTATCCGAGAGATGTCAACCCGTAATGACTATATGCTTGCAACGCTGAATCCCGATGATCCGAGCCTGCCTGTGTATAAGGAGTTTGTCAACCGCTCCCGTCCTTTTAAAAAATATGAAAACGATGTTCCTCCCGAGATTACGGCGGAGCTTACCGAAGAACCTGTACCGAATTGGCGGTATTGGTTCTTTTCTTTTGCCGACAATTTAAGTCTTACCCCCGAACAGATTGAAAAGAAAAAGAACTCTGCGCCGAAAGGTACAAAGCTCTATAAAAATAAAATCTTAGGTTTGCGAGGCAGAGCAACAGGTCTTGTGTTCCCAAATTTTGAGAGGGCAAGACATATCAAATCAAAAGAGTGGGCAGGAAAGTTTTTGAACTGTAACCGCAAGTCGGAACACTTTGTTCAGTTCACCGCAGGTCTTGATACCGCCTATTCGCAGAAGTCGCCTGACACTATCGCAATGACATTTTACGGCATTACCAATCACGGCAAGTGCGTTCAGCTTGATGAAAGAGTTTATAACAACGCTGAAATGCAAACGCCTATTGCCCCGAGTGACACGGTGAAGAATTTTATTGATTTTCTTGACCGTAACCGTGATGAATGGGGCTTTGCACGCACGGCTTTTATTGACAGCGCCGACCAAGCGACTATTACCGAATTTCAAAAGTATAAGAGACAGCACGGTTGTGTCTATGACTTTGCAAATGCATGGAAGAAAACGAAGATTATCGACCGAATCAATCTTGTACTCGGCTGGCTTGCCACTGACTGTTATTTTGTGCTTGACCATTGCAAAAACACGATTGCCGAGTTTGAAATTTACAGCTGGCGAGAGGATAAAGACAACACACCCGAGGACGGTCACGACCATTGCATTAACAGCGGTCAATATGCGTGGCTGCCGTTTAAAAATATTATTGGAAGTGAAATAAATGGGGCTGATTAACAGAATGGCTGAATCTATCAGATCTGGAATTAAAAACTTTTTGCAGATTACTCCTGCAAGCGACAAAACAATTACCGTCACCGAAACAAGCAATCATCTGACCGAGTGCTTTATCAATCGCATTTGGTATTGGGGCAACAGCAGACAGCTTGCGGAGCTGTACAAGCAGATTGATACAAACAAAACTATGTTTTGGGCGGCAAAGAGCACAGAGGGGCTTGAAATCCGTAAAATACATACGGGCTTGCCGGCACTCATCTGCGAAACGCTTGTGAATATTGTAATTGCCGACTACAACGGCACAGATGTTACAAGCAAAAATTCAACCGCTTATGCAGAGCGTTGGGAAGACATTGAAAAGCAGAACAAGCTGTCCGACACGGTTAAGCAAATGCTCCGTGACCTATGTGTTGTCGGTGACGGTGCTTTTAAGGTCAGCTTTGACACGGCTGTATCAGATGTTCCGATTGTTGAATGGTATCCTGCCGAAAACATCGACTTTACATATGTGCGTGGCAGAATCCGAGAGGTTAAGTTTTACACCGATTACACGCAAAAACACCGCCGTTACCGCTTTGAAGAAACATATGGTTACGGCTATATTCACTATGCTTTGTATGATGACAATGGCAAAGAGATTGACCTGCACACGGTTGACGCTCTTTCGTGGATTGATTCAAAGGGCGTTACATTTGACGAATCATATATGTGGGCTGTACCCGTCCTTTACGGCAAATCGTGCCACAAGGGCAGAGGTGCGGGCATTATCGGCATAAAAACAGACGCTTTCGACAGCCTTGATGAAGTGTGGTCACAGTGGATGGACGCACTTAGAGCCTGCCGAACAAAGCAGTATGTGCCTGATTGCCTTGTTCCGAGAAATCCCGAAACCTGTCAGCCGATATCGCCAAATCCGTTTGACAACCGATTTATCACCGTGGGCAACGATATGTCTGAAAACGGCAACGGCAACAGGATTTACACCGAAAGTCCGCAGATTCAGCACGAAAGCTATTTGAGTTCATACATTACTGCCCTCGACCTCTGCTTACAGGGCATTATATCGCCGTCAACTCTCGGCATTGATACGAAGAAGCTTGATAATGCAGACGCTCAGCGTGAAAAGGAAAAGACAACCCTTTACACAAGGCAGAACCTTGTAAAAATCACGCAGAACGCACTTCAAAGCCTTGTTGCAGTTGTACTCAATGCAGACGGTGAACTTAACGGCAAGGGCATTGTTGAGGGCTTGGAAGTATCCGTAAACTTCGGCGAATATGCAAATCCGAGCTTTGAAAGTCAGGTTGAAACCGTGTCAAAAGCAAGACAGGGCGGTTTGATGTCAGTTGAAACCTCGGTTGACGAACTTTACGGCGACAGCAAGTCGGAGGATTGGAAAGCCGAAGAGGTGCAGAGAATTAAGGAAGAACAGGGCATTGCAGGCGAAGAAGAAAAATCGGAGCTTGACGATGTGGACCTTACCGACACAGAAGAACCTGACAATAACGCAGATGATGAAGAAAATGCGGAAAATAATGCAGAAAAAACCGAAAGCAATCCCGAACAGAATGATACACAGGTAAACAATGAGTGATTACAATATCAGAGAAGCCTTTGAAAAAATCGAAGATGAACTGATTGACAGCATGATGAGAAATTTCAGCCGTCACAGAGCCGAAGAAACCAAAGAGGGTTACAACTGGACACAATGGCAGGCTGAACAGCTCAAAAGTCTTGAAGAGTACCGTAAGCACAACGCAAAGAAATTCGGCAAGCGTTTCAAAACCATTAACAGCAAGGTCGAAGAGATGATTCGCACCGCCAAAGCTGACGGAAATGCAAGTCAGGAGGCAGAAATTCTTGAAGCTGTTAAGGACGGTTTCAAAGCCCCGAAAAAGCCGTCAGCACGCAGCACAGCCGAGTTTTTTAAGGTGAATGACCGTAAACTTGACGCACTCATAAAATCGACCACAGACGATTTAAAGAGGGCAGAAACGGCGGTTTTGCGTATGAGCAACGACAAGTACCGCAAGGCGATTTTTAACGCACAGGTTGCAATGAACACGGGTGCGGTTACATACGAAAAAGCCGTTGATATAGCTTGCAAAGATATGCTCAACGCAGGTCTTAATTGTGTGGAATACAAGAACGGTGCAAGGCATACGCTCTCGGATTATGCGGACATGGCAGTTAAAACAGCCAACAAAAGAGCCTATCTGCGTGGTGAGGGCGAAAAGCGAGCCGAATGGGGAGTATCCCTCGTTGTTGTGAACTCAAGACAGGGCGGTTGCCCCGATTGTGCAAAATATATCGGCAAGGTGTTTATTGACGATGTGTATTCAAACGGCAAAAAGTCAAACGGAAACTATCCGCTCCTCTCAACCGCAATCAAGAACGGTTTGTTTCATCCGAGATGTAAGGACAGCACGAGTACATATTACGAGGAAATAACGACACTCGAACCTGTCTCCCCCGAAGAAGAGGCAGAAATGGACCGTAGAGAACGGCTTGAGGAAAAACAGCAGTATGCACAGCGACAGGCAGAACGCTTTGACCGCCGTGCCGAATACAGCCTTGATGAGGACAATAAACGCATTGCCCAAACCCGAGCCGATGAGTGGCACGATAGGGCGAATACGCTTGAAGAAAAGACAAAGCAATTCTCACTAAACACCAATGAACAGAAATATTACAGACCTGTTTTTGAAGAAGATATATCAAAAACTTTTGAACGCAAAATTGAGGGCGAAACAATTACAATTGATACCCACAAGGCAAATACATTGTGTGATAATGTTTATATTTCAGATAATGTAAAGCTAAAACGAAAAGAACTTCATAATTTTGATATGCAAGTGAGAAAAGCGTTTGATATGCTCGGAGAGGTTGAAACAAGCGGAAAGCCTGAAATTTGTATTGTCACTCCCGAAGAAATGCGAGTAAATGCTATTGCTTCATATATGCCAATGCAAAATGTTCTAAATGTCAATTCAGCATACTTTTCAACAAGTGATTTGTCAGATTTACAAGAAAACTTGGCTTGTCCGCAAGACAGATTGAGTACAATTCTGCACGAACTGATTCATTGGCAAGACGCTAAAAATTACAGAGCAAAATTCGGAAGTATTAACGATTATTTTGAATATTGCGATTACCTTAATAAAATTTATGCTCCAAAGGTTGAAAAATTGATAAATAACGGTTATAATATAGAGGATATAAGTGAGTATGCTTTTGAATGCTTAAAAGATAAAGCTATGGATGAAGTGTATAATGAGTACAGAGTCAGCAAACTTTTAGGGTGATGATGGTATGAGATTGATACAAACTGAAGAACAAAAATCTCTATGGAATGCGTTTAAGCCGTACCTTGTAACAAATGGTTTAAATGTCACTTTGCGTGAAGATGCTCCACAAGAAGCTAAAGATGCTGAAGCACTTTACAGTAAGCTTAGAGAGAAACAAAAAATGCAATATCTAAAAAATAGTGGCATAATCTAACCGCTCCGTAAAAAGGGCGGTTTTGTTATATGCAATTCACAAAAACAGCATAAAATTACGAATTGAGCATTTTATAATCGACAGCAATGTTGATTATAGGGTGCTTTTTGTATTTAAACCCGTCGATTTCGACCGGTTTAGAAAGGTGGTGACAGAATGAAAATCAGAGTAACAACAGCATTTAATGACAGGCAGAACGGCTATGTAACCCGACCTGTGAATGAAGTTTTTGAATGCTCCGAGCAGAGAGCAAAGGAACTCATTGACGGCGGTTTTGCAGAAGAGGTCAAGTCTGACGCTCCCAAAAAGCCGAGAGCCAAAGCAGTTAAAACAGAAAAAACAGAAAAAGCGGATTAAGCACTTTACGAATATGTAAGGTGCTTTTTTATTGTCCGAAGACATTAAACTACGGGAGACACCGTGCAAAATTGAAACAGAGAGACACTCTATAAACTGATTACGGGAGACACCCGAAAAACTGAAAGGATATGAAAAAATGGCAGAACCAAATCCAACACCAACCCCCAATGAACCGACACCTGCACCGCAGGGAACACCACAGGGGACCGCTCCTGCCTTTGATTACGACAAGCTCGCAAGCCTTATTACAGGCAAACAGAGCGTGACAGAGGACACCGTTTTGAAGTCATATTTTAAGGAGCAGGGATTGTCAGCCGATGAGATGAAAGAGGCTATCGGTGCTTTTAAAAAGCAGAAAGCCGAGAACACTCCCGACTTTGCAAAAATGCAGTCGGAAGTTGAATCCGCAAACAACGCAAAGCTCACGGCAGAAGTCAATCAGTCGGCAACCCTCGAAGCCGTAAAACAGGGCGTTGACATTGCAACCGTTCCGTATGTGCTTAAAATTGCAGACTTTTCAAAGGCTGTGACAGACGGCAAGGTCAATGCGGAAAAGCTGACAGAGGCTGTTAAAAAGGTGCTTGACGATATCCCCGCACTCAAGGGCAAACCTGCCGAGAACGGCACAGGAGTTAAGAAAATCGGCGGTGACGGCAACGGTACATCGGACGGTACAAAACCAAAGGCAAATGTTCCTACCAAAAAATGGAACAGATTTAATATTTAACCAAAGAAAGGATTGAAAAATCATGGCAAACACAAATAACTATGCCGAGCAGTTCAGCCCTGACCTGCTTGAAATTCTCGTTCAGGGTACACTCACATCACCATTCATCACTTCAAATGTAAAGTGGGTGGGTGCAAGAACATTCCACTTTACACAGATGTCAACAACAGGCTTTAAGAACCACAGCAGAGAGGGCGGTTGGAACAAAGGCAAATATACACAGACAGATGTTCCTTTCACTTGCGAGCACGACAGAGATATTGAGTTCCTTGTGGATAAGGCAGATGTTGACGAAACTAACGCAACCGCAAAGGTTGAGAATATTTCAAAGGTGTTTGAGCAGACACAGGTTGCTCCCGAAACCGATGCACTTTTCTTCTCAAAGGTTGCCGCAAAGGCACAGGCAACAGACGGCTACCATTCTTCAACAAAGACATCGGAGTGGACTAAGGAGAACGCTTATTCAAAGCTCAAAACAATTCTCTCTGCCGGCAAGCTCCGCAGATACAAGGCAAGAGGCACACTTGTTGCCTATGTGACATCTCACATTATGGACTGCCTTGAACAGTCAACAGAGTTCACTCGTAAGATTGAGCTTACACAGATTGCAGAGGGCGGTATCGGCATTGAAACAAGAGTGACCGAGATTGACGGTTGCCCTATCATCGAGGTTATTGACGATGAGCGTTT